AATGGCACTTAATTTAGACGCGATGAAAGCGAAGTTAGATAAACTTAATGGAAAGGGCGAAGGAAAGAAGAACTTCTGGAGACCAGAGGATGGCGAGAGCAATATTCGTATTGTTTCGACGGCCGACGGCGACCCTTTCAAAGAGAAATTTTTCCACTACGGAATTGGTGGACAGTCCTTTCTCTGTCCGAAGCGAAACTTTGGGGATGACTGTCCCGCTTGCAACTTTGCAAATCAGCTCTGGAACGAGGGCACTGAGGATAGTAAGCGACAAGCAAAGGAAATGTTTGCTAAGCAACGCTTTTTCTCACCGGTCTTGGTTCGAGGGGAGGAAGATCAGGGAATCCGAGTGTGGGGGTATGGTAAGATGGCCTATGAGAAGCTTTTGACCATTGTTCTCGATCCGGACTACGGAGACATTACAGATCCAGAAACTGGCAACGATCTTAAGTTGATGTACGGCAAACTGCCAGGAGCTAGTTTTCCTCGTACAGATATTCGCCCTCGCCCTCGAAAGACAATTCTTTGCGACGACGCAGTTGGTGGAGAAGATCGTTGTGCAGAGTTGCTAGAAACCATTCCAGATTTCGAAACTCTTTTTGAGAGAAAATCAACGGAAGAGGTCAAAAGCATTATGGACCAGTACTTGTCAGGCGAGACTGGAAATACTGAAGTTTCCAGGTTTGGGAGCAACAACGAAGAAAAGCGTGGTTCTGACCCGGTGGAGGCTGCATTCAATGACCTCCTTAATGCGTGAGAAAGGAGAAATTTATGATTATTAATCAAGCATCCCGACAACCCATGCAAGTTCGTCTAGACGAGCTTATTCATAGGTTTTTGCCAATGGTCGATGTCGACCCGAGTTTTCAAAGAAGGGTTTGTTGGCCGCTAGAACAAAAACAGAGTTATATTATTAATTTGCTTAGACAGTTTGAATCAGGTACTTTTGCTTTTGCAGATGCCAAGTCTGGCTTAGAACGCTCTATACATGATGCCGATCAAGTGTCTATAAACAAGTATAACGAAGTACTTGAAACTCGCAAAAAAGGCCTCACGTCTTTAGATGCCCAAAATAGAGGAGAAACAATTCTTGATTTTTATAATGATGAGTTTGGAATTACCTTCAACTTTAAAAGATCAGGCAAAGAGTACAGTCTTGAAGATTGCAAATATAGCGAACTTCCTCTAGAGGTTAAATCGTTTTTGGACTCTCTTACAATGCTTGTTGTCGTGTTCAATGGTTTTCTTTATGGAGACCTCAATGTAATTTTTCTGTCTATTAATGATGGCTTGCCGCTGGTAAATCAAGAAAAAAGAAATTCTATGAACACATGGATCTCTAACGAGTTAAGAGAAAAGGCTGAAAATGAATATAGAGATGTTTTTGAGAGAGTTGTTAAACCTGATGACATTCTTCGAATGGGTGACGTAGAACTGTTACTTAAAGTTTTTGTGGCCACTCACAAGGTACTTCGATGGACTTCTACAAATAAAAAAGCGCTAGATAATATTTATGAGATTGGAATTTCAAAAACAAGAGGGAGTGTCGCAGAATATCATAACTCGCATATGCAAAGGTTTTACAAAATTATGGATATTGTAGCCAGCGTGATGAAGGCCCCAAAACAATCTAATCTACAGAAGAAAAGTGGTCAGTTTCCAAATCAGTCGTTTTGGGCAATTGTTATTGTTGCACAGCATATGGTTGATTCCAAGCGCACTTTTAAGAAAAACCATGGAAAAGATTTAGATGTTATAATTTATGATCTCGATAAAGAGTTGGAAAAGCAAGGAAGGCAGAACGAATCAGCTGCAGAGGTGCTTTATGATAATGGCCAAGGCCCAAAGCCGGAGTCCAAAGCTTTCTATAATTCGTGGGTTGGTTTGCCACATCAAAAAATTCATCTTGAAAAGAGAGCTAAAGAATTGGCAGCTGAGTTCGACAATCTGTATAGTGATATTCTTCAAGCAGATTTGTCAGAGATTCCAAGGCACTCTAAGACTAGAAAGGTGGCTAATGGCTAAAGTAACTAAGTTAAAAAAAGGCTCACTTGACATTGCTTCTATTCGAAAGATCATCAACAAGAAAGCTGGACGAGAAGTCGCCCACTCTCTAGAGGGTGACAACCCGACAGAAGTAAAGGAGTGGATCCCAACCGGCTCTCGCTGGCTCGACTCAATTGTCTGTAAAGGTCACCTCGCCGGAATTCCGGTCGGCAAAATTTCCGAGATTGCAGGATTAGAAGCAACAGGAAAGTCTTTTATGGCTGCTCAAGTTGCCGGTAATGCCCAAAAGATGGGAATTGACGTGGTATATTTTGATTCAGAGTCTGCAATTGATCCATCTTTTTTGGAACGTGCAGGTTGCGACTTAAATCGGCTTATGTATGTTCAGGCCGAATCGGTCGAATTTGTGCTTGAAACAATAGAAGAGTTACTAGCAACAGGAAATAGGTGGCTCTTTATTTGGGATTCTTTGGCCCTTACGCCATCCATTTCGGACGTTGAGGGGGACTTTAACCCTCAATCGTCCATGGCTGTAAAGCCAAGGATTTTGTCCAAGGGAATGGCCAAATTGACCCTTCCTATTGCGGACAATAGTGCCACTCTCTTGGTTTTAAATCAGCTGAAAACAAATATGGCAGCTCGCACACCAGCTGAAGCGATGACAACACCATATTTTACTCCTGGAGGAAAAGCAATGGCATATGCTTATTCTCTCAGGGTTTGGCTAACTGCAAGAAAAGCTAAGGCTTCATTTATTACTGACGATAATGGTTACCGTATCGGGTCAGAAGTGAAGGTTAAGTTAGAAAAGTCTCGTTTTGGTACAGCTGGCCGAACATGCAACTTCAAGATCCTCTGGGGCGACGAAGCGATCGGCGTACAAGATGAGGAAAGTTGGTTCGATGCTATTCAAGTCTCTGAAAGGCTCAAACAATCTGGAGCATGGTTCTCTTTGGTCAAAAATGACGGCTCAGAAGAGAAGTTTCAGCGTAAGAACTGGGCTGAAAAATTGCAAAAGGAAGATTTCAGAGAAAGTGTATTGACAATCATGGATAATGATGTTATTATGAAGTTCAAGAATAGAGAAGGCAAAGCAGAGAACTTCTATGATTCAGATGATCCTTCGCCTGAAGAGTAGTTAGCCAAAAGCCCGCCTCTTGGCGGGCTTTTTTGTTTAAGGGATAAGATGTTTACACTAACACAATATTTAATTGATCACGCCTTAATATGGGGCGTAATTGCTGATGTGCTTTTTTTTGGCGCACTCTGGTGGGGTTATTGGAGAAAGGGTAGAAAATGAAGAGAGTTATGATCGTAGATGCGTATAACCAGTTTATTCGAGGTTACATTGTAGATCCAAGTAAGAGTCCTAATGGGCAGCCAATCGGTGGCATGCGGACATTTATTAATATTTTAAACAAGATCACTAGAGAGGTTAAACCTGATATGGTGGTTGTTATTTGGGATGGCAAAGGGGGCTCTCAAAAGAGGCGGGCGATGAACAAAAACTACAAAGCCGGCAGAAAGCCTTTGAGAGTTAATTGGTCGACTGAAGAAATGACTCCACAAGATACAGATAATAATAAGCTGTGGCAACAGTTAAGAGTTATAGAATACCTTAATCAGACACCAATTATTCAATTTATGGAACCAGAGGTAGAGGCAGATGATGTAATCTCTTATGTCAAGTCTTCATCGATGTTTTCAGGCTGGCAAAAAGTAATTGTGTCCGCGGATAAAGATTTCATCCAACTTTTGGATGACAAGACAATTTTACATAGACCGATTCAAAAAGAGTATCTCAACAAGAATGCCATTGTTGAAAAGTTCGGAATCCACCCAAACAACTTTGCACTAGCAAGAGCTATAGTGGGAGATCCTAGCGATAACCTCCCGGGTGTTCCTAGAGTGGGACTGGAAACGGTCGCTAAGAGGTTTCCCTTCTTGAGAGAAGAGAAAACATGTTATTTGTCTGATATCATCGATGAGTGCGAAAAAGCTGAAAATAAACAAAAAGTATTCTCAAATATTATCGAGGAGCAAGAGTTAGTTGAGTTTAACTATCAGATTATGCAACTATCTTCTCCAATGTTATCAATTCAAGCAAAGAAGAGGATTGATGAAACCTTTGAAGGGTTCTCGCCTTGTTATAATCAAACAGAGATAAGAAAGCTAATGATTTCTGACGGAGTTTTGACTGTTAATATGCAAGACTTAGAACAAAAATTTAATGATATTATATCTTCCTTTTCTACATAGAATCTGATAGACTATTTAAATACGCGAAAGGATAAATATGGAACATGAGACTAATTTTTCCAAGTTTGGAAAGTCTTTCCAAGAAGATTTGTGCCATTTGATATTGAACGATCGGCCTTTTGCGGATCAGATGTTTGAAGTTCTAGACCTTAATTTTTTAGAACTCAAACATCTTCGGGTTTTTGTCGAGAGGATTAGGAGATATAGAGAGAAATATGGAGTCCATCCCACATCTAATATTATGCATTCCATCATACGAACAGGTTTGGATGGAGAAGCAGAATCAGTCAAGGTCAGGATCAGGGAATACTATGCCAGAGTTTTGGCCAAAGGTGAAATTCCGAGTTCTTCGGAATATATTAAAGATACAGCGCTTGATTTTTGTAAAAAGCAAAAGCTCAAAGAAGCTCTGATTAAGTCTGTTGATCTTATAAAATCCTCTTCGTATGATGAGGTTTCAAAGGTTATTGATAATGCATTAAAGTTAGGATCAGACAATACTTTAGGCTACGACTATATCGCTGATTTTGAGAAGCGTTTTATCAAGAAACACCGCGGCCCAATCACAACTGGTTGGGCTGATATAGACGACATTGTCAAGGGTGGCCTAGGCAAAGGAGAGCTTGGGGTTGTTGTTGCTCCTACTGGCGCCGGCAAGTCTATGGTCCTGGTACATCTGGGCGCCCAAGCTCTCAAAGCAGGAAAAAATGTATTGCATTATACGCTGGAGCTTGCAGATACTGTCGTTGCAGGTCGTTACGATTCTGCGATTACTGGCGTGGAGCTTAAGAACTTAACTGTCTTCAAAGAAAAAATTTACGATGAAGTAAAAGATATCGAAGGAAAATTAATAGTCAAAGAATACCCAACTAGATCAGCCTCAATACAGACAATTAAGAATCATATCGATAAGTTACGAAGAAGAGAATTTAATCCGGACGTGATCATCGTTGATTACGGAGATCTGATAAAGCCAGAAAACTCCAGAAAAGACGAAAAAAGGCATCAGTTGGAGACTATTTATGAGGAGCTTAGAGGTCTTGCTCAAATATGCGAATGTCCTGTTTGGACGGCTTCACAGACAAACCGTTCGGGGTTGAATGCTGAGGTCATTACAATGGAATCAATCTCGGAAGCATTTAACAAATGCTTTGTCGCAGATTTTATCTTCACTGTTTCTAGGACGGTTGAGGATAAGAATACAAATACTGGGCGTATTTTTATAGCGAAGAACAGGAATGGTCCTGATGGGCTCGTATATCCTATTTTTATGGATACGAGTAATGTGAAAATAAAGGTGCTGAACAAAAGCAATGAAAGTGTCAATGATATAATTCAGAGATCTTCTGCCGAGAGATTGTCAAATCTTAAAGAGAAGTATCAAGCATTCAAGAAAGAAGGAGGAAAGAAAAATGGAGATATCAAATCAAATACTATCTGAAATAACTGTGCACATGAAGTACGCGAGGTACTTGGAAGATAAGAAGAGAAGGGAAACATGGAACGAATTAGTGGCAAGAAATATGAATATGCACCTTAAGAAGTTTCCCGAATTAGAGATTCAGATAGTAAGGGCATATAAGCATGTATTTGATAAGAAAGTTCTCCCTTCAATGCGTTCTATGCAATTTGGTGGTAAGCCCATTGAAGTAGCTCCAAATCGCATTTTTAATTGTGCGTTTATGCCTATCGATGATTGGAGGTCTTTCAGCGAGGCCATGTTTTTGCTTCTAGGGGGCACGGGAGTTGGCTATAGTATTCAGAGTCATCATGTTGAGAATCTGCCAGAAATTAGAAAACCAAACGCAAAGAGAACTAGAAGGTTTTTAATCGGAGATTCCATTGAGGGCTGGGCAGACGCAGTGAAAGCACTCATGAGATCTTATTTCAATGGAGGTTCGAGACTTAGGTTTGATTATTCTGACGTTCGCCCGAAGGGTTCTTCTCTGATTACATCGGGAGGAAAAGCTCCTGGACCACAGCCTCTTCGAGAGTGCTTGGTTAAGTTGGAGGGTATGCTTTCTTCAAAGGAGGACGGGGACAAATTGAGGCCAATTGAAGTCCATGATATGATTTGTCATATTGCTGATGCTGTACTTGCAGGTGGCATTCGAAGAGCAGCTCTGATTTCTCTTTTTTCCGCCGATGACCAAGAGATGTTGTCCGCAAAGACTGGAAACTGGTGGGAGTCAAACCCGCAAAGAGGCAGAGCGAATAACTCAGTTGTCCTACTCAGACACAAAATTGACAGAGAATATTTTATGGGCCTCTGGAATAGGGTTGAAGCTTCGAAGGCGGGAGAACCCGGGTTCTACTTTTCTAATGACAAAGATTGGGGAACTAACCCTTGTTGCGAGATAGGCCTCCGCCCATATCAATTCTGCAATTTGACGGAAGTAAATGTCTCTAATGTTGAAAATCAAGACGACCTTGAAAATCGTGTCCGGGCCGCAGCCTTTATTGGCACTCTACAGGCTAGCTATACTGATTTTCATTATCTCCGCGACATCTGGAGAAGGACGACAGAAAAGGATGCACTAATCGGAGTGTCTATGACCGGCATCGCGTCAGGCAAGGTTCTGGAACTTGATATTCGCGCCGCAGCCGCCCAAGTAAAATGGGAAAATGAAAGAGTCGCAGAACTTATAGGAATTAATAAGGCAGCTAGAACCACCTGTGTAAAGCCAGCCGGGACCACAAGCCTAACACTCGGGACGTCTTCAGGCATCCACGCGTGGCACTCAGAATACTATATTAGAAGAATAAGAGTTGGAAAAAATGAGCCGATTTATTCGTATCTTAAAAATAGCCACCCAGAACTGGTTGAAGACGAATTCTTTAGTCCTCACGATACTGCGGTCATTTCAGTTCCACAAAAGGCTCCAGATGGATCCATTACCAGAACCGAATCAGCCCTTCAGCTTCTCAAGAGGGTAAAAAACGTAACAGACTTGTGGGTAAAGCCCGGATTTAGAAAGGGGCAAAACACTCACAATATTTCAGCAACAGTGTCCATAAAGGACGCTGAGTGGGCTGACGTCGGAGACTGGATGTGGGAGAACAGAAGTAGTTATAACGGACTCTCTGTTCTACCGCATGACGGAGGTACATATACGCAAGCCCCATTTGAAGAGTGCTCCAGAGAAAAGTACGAAGCAATGATGACCAGTCTTTCTAGTGTTGATCTCTCAAATGTTAGAGAAGACGAGGACAACACCGATTTGCAAGGCGAAGTTGCTTGTGCCGGCGGAGTTTGCGAAGTAAAATTTGTTTAAAACAGCTTGACAAACCATGTAAAATATCATACTATATTAAAAGAACGTAAAGGAGAAAAAATGAGTTCTAACAATGATGATAAACTTTTGAGCAAGGAAGAGCATCTTTCCAACTATATTAAAACATTCGTGGCTATTGAAGATGCCATGGAACCTTTCAAGGAACAGAGAAAAGATTTGAGAGAGTCGTATAATGAGAATGGCTGGCTCACCAAGGAAGAAATGAGATTAGCTGTAAAGGCCTATAGGCTTTATGAGTCGGAGACAGATATGGAAGTATTAACGGATTATGTTGATAAGTGCCAGCGCGCCGTCAGGAGGATGCCGTGATGGCACCTTTGATTCAGCGACTTAAACCGGTTAATCGACACCTGGTCATTGTTCCGCATATCAGCAAAAATGAAACAAACTCCGGAGTCTTGCTACCAGAGGATTTCAAACATGATGAAGATAGATATATTTCTGCGACAGTCGTAGATGTTGCAGCTGACTGTGCAGCTGACTTTCAGAGAATCCGCCGCCTGGGGCATGAAGAGAAGACTATAGTCATTGACAGGACCATGATTGAAGAAGTTTCTTTAAAAGATAAAACACATTATGTTATTCTAGAAAACTACGTTATTGGGATTCTTAGAGGACTAGATGAGGATTGACTTATTTAACGACAATTACGGTGCAGTCGAATATATATCTCATATGGGCGATGACCTATCTGTGGTTAATGCCGCTCGTGTATCATTCGGTGTAGAAAAAGAAACAGTAGATGAAAAAGACATCAAACTCATCAAGTATCTTATGTCTCATAATCATACTAGTCCTTTTGAACACTGCGCTGTTACAATGCGTTTTACTGTTCCTCTTTTTATAAGGTCTCAGCATCATAGACATAGGACTTGGGCATATAACGAGATAAGTAGAAGATATACGGATGTAGATTTGAGGTTTTACGAGCCAAAACAATTTAGGACGCAACATAAATCCAATCGCCAGGCGAGCAATGACGAACTGGTCAATCCAGATATCAACCATACTCTTGATAAGCCATGGCCCACTCCGCCATATTTAGCCAATCGCGCAGTAGAAAATCATCATCGTTCTTCTGTCAGCCTTTTTGAAAAGCTGTTAGATGCAGGAGTCTGTAGAGAGCAAGCAAGAGGGGTATTACCTCAAAATCTTTACACTCAGTATTACGGAACAGTTAACTTACACAATCTGCTTAAATTTGTTTC